TCAACATCATACCAATATACCAAATGCTACAAAACATATCCACGTATATTCTTTTGCATTAAAACCGGAAGAACATCAACCATCTGGAACTCTTAATATGTCTCGCATTGATACTGCTCAACTTCAATTAACAGATGCAACTGATGGAACGGTCAAAATCTATGCTCATTCCTATAACGTTCTCCGTATTCTCAGTGGTATGGGTGGTCTTGCGTATTCTAACTAAATCAACATTCAAATTATTTTTATATAAAATATTAGTAAAAATAAATCTAATATATAAAAAATTATTTTCTTAGCTTATATTAAAAATGGGTGGAGGTCTACTTCAACTTGTAGCTTATGGTGCCCAAGATGTCTATCTTACAGGCAACCCTCAGATCACTTTCTTCAAAGTAGTTTATCGTCGTCATACTAACTTCTCTATTGAGTCTATACAACAAACTTTTAACGGAACCCCTGGTATTGGAAAACGTGTAACTTGCCAAATCTCACGTAATGGTGATTTAGTTCATAAATTATATGTAGTTTTTACAAATCCATCAGATGATCATTTAACAGATGGTCGTGACTGTATTGCCAAAGTAGAAGTTGAAATTGGAGGTCAATTAATAGATCGCCAATACGGAGATTGGATGAAAATCTGGAACGAACTTACTTTACCTGCAGGAAAAGAAGATGGTTATAATGAAATGATAAAAGCAACTTCTAATATTGACCCCATTCCGAATACCAAAGCATATGTTCCTCTTGAATTCTGGTTCTGCCGTAATATTGGTTTAGCATTACCGCTAATTGCTTTACAATATCACGAAGTTAAAATCAATATTGAATTTAGTTCTACAGGTTTCTCTGATGCCACCTTATGGGCTGATTACATCTTCTTAGATACTGACGAACGTCGTCGTTTTGCTCAATTATCTCACGAATACCTTATTGAACAAGTGCAATTCACAGGTGGAGAATCAATAAATAGCTCTAATCTTTCTGCTAAATTATCTTTCAATCATCCGGTTAAAGAATTAATATGGCAAGAAACGACTAAAAAAGTATTAGGAAAAACTAAACTCATGCTTAACGGTAATGATCGTTTTGCGGAACGTGATACAAAGTATTTTACTCACGTTCAACCTTATCAACATCATACCAATATCCCAGACAGTGGTTGCAATATCAATGTATATTCTTTTGCATTAAAACCAGAAGAACATCAACCATCCGGAACATTAAATATGTCTCGTATTGATACTGCTCAACTTAAGATATCTGATATTTCAGAAGCAACAGGTGAAGTCAAAATCTATGCTCATTCCTACAACGTCCTCCGTATCCTCAGTGGTATGGGTGGTCTTGCGTATTCTAACTAAATATATAATAACTTATTTCTTTTTATTTATCATATTAGGATATCCTAATGCGGTATTAACCCCTAAAAATAATGAAATAATTGAACTAGTTAAAGCACATTGAAAGTAATAATTATTAAAATTCATAAGTTTAGATGATAATTTATTTAATTTATTAACAAAATAGGAATGATTACCTGTTATAACTGAATAACAAATAAAAATAGAAGATAATAATAAAGTATTTTCAATACCATTGATAAATATTTGTTCAATATTAGATTGTTTAGTAATAAGCATATCTTCATTATAATACCATTGTTTATCAGGTATTATAAAACACATATTAGGTTTTTTAAAATTATGATTAAATAGCATTTTAATTTTATAATATTTTAATTTTTAAATATAGTAAAATATCATAATCATAAATGAATATATTATAAATAAATATATATTTTTAAATAAATGGGTGGTGGTTTATTACAACTAGTAGCTTATGGTGCTCAAGATGTTTATCTTACTGGAAATCCTCAAATAACTTTTTTTAAAACAGTTTATCGTCGTCATACTAATTTTTCATTAGAATCAATACAACAAACATTTAATGGTAATGCAGAATTAGGGAATCGTATTACTTGTCAGATATCTCGTAATGGTGATTTAATTCATAAATTATATTTACAAGTGTTAGTAAAAGTAGATTCAAATCCAATATATCTTCAACCATTTTATGGATATAAAATGATAAAACACGTAGAATTAGAAATAGGAGGACAACGTATTGATAAACAATATGGTGAATGGATGTATATATGGAATGAACTTACAATAGATGAAGGAAAAAAGGAAGGATATTATTCAATGGTTGGTGGTAATAAAGAAAATAGATCAATTAAATTAGAAAATAAAACAGAAGAATTATATATACCTCTTGAATTTTGGTTTTGTCGTAATGTAGGTTTAGCATTACCTTTAATAGCTTTACAATATCACGAAGTAAAAGTTAATATTGAATTTAATTCAATGTCTGATATTAGAGCAACAAATACAGATGATATAATATATGGAACTACAACTACAATAGAAAATAATGTAAATAATTTTGAATCATTTGGTGCAACTTTGTGGGTTGATTATATTTTCTTAGATACAGATGAACGTAAAAGATTTGCACAATTATCACACGAATATCTTATAGAACAATTGCAATTTACGGGAGAAGAAAGTATAACATCAGGAACAATAAAATCATCACGTTTAAATTTCAATCATCCTTGTAAAGAACTTGTATGGTTTATAAGACCAGAAGGAAATAATGGTTCTAATATCAATTGGAATAATTTTACAAATGCAACAAATAATAATGAAAATAAAGAGAATTTAATTTCAACGGCTAAACTGCAATTAAACGGAAATGATCGTTTTGCAGAAAGAACAGGTGAATATTTTTCATTGGTACAACCATATCAACATCATACAAATATACCGAATAATAAAGGTATTAATTTATATTCATTTGCATTAAAACCGGAAGAACATCAACCATCAGGAACATTAAATATGTCTCGTATTGATACAGCCCAGTTGCAAATAAATAGTAAAGAATCAGGATTATTGTATATATATGCAGTAAATTTTAATGTGCTTCGTATATTAAGTGGTATGGGTGGATTAGCATATTCTAATTAAAAAAAAATAATTTAAAAAATTAAATAGCAAGATTGAATTCTTGTTCAGTCCCTTGACATTGTGCTTCAACAACATCAACCCTATAACATTCACCATCAAAATCTGAATAAAGATTTTTAGAGAATGGTGTAGGTGTTTTAACTATTTTTTCTTTCGTATTGTTAGTAATAACAATATAAATGACACCAACGATAAATGATAAAATAAAAGGAATAAATTGAAATTCAAATTTAGAATTAATTTTCATCTGATTCATTAGTTTCACTTGTTGCTTTTAGTTCTTTTAACTCAAAATAATTTTGGTAAGTATAAATATCGAATTCAGGTTTTTTAATTGGATAAAATGTTTTAAATAAATTAACTTTTTCAATATAATCATTTGTATTTAAGTATTTAGTTAAATAATCATCATATTGAGTATCATAATCTAGTCTTTTGGATGATATATTTGTAATATATGAATCACGTAAATTGAGAAGAGTATTTAATTCTTCTTGTTTATTGTTATTAAATGTAACACAGTGTTTTTTAAATTCAATAGGTGTAGATGTGAATAGTTTATACATTTTTATTATTTGTATTTATAATTTTCTCATAAGAACTTTTAAATTGATTATCAATTGATTCAGCTCCATTCATTTTTCCTTCATATGTGTGTAAAGGTACATATTTAGTAATAGTCTTTTGTTTTTTAACGGAACTAATCTTATTTTCATAATAGCCTTGAACTATAACTAAGATTCCAATAAAAACTAATAATAAGATAACATTTTTCATATTTTCTTATTTTCTTATTATAAAATATTATTTAATCAACATTAGTCATATCAATTGTTTCAACTTCATTGAAAGGATCTTTGGATTTAATAGGTTCAATAATTTCTTCTTCTTCATCAGTAATTTCCATACCAAGCATAACAACATTAAGAACTTTTTTAGAGAAATCGACAGGTTTAATAATTTGATAACCTGAATAAAGTAAAGCACTATTAATAACAAGATCTAATAAATCTCTTAAAGATTTATATTCGTCAGTATCATTAATATTTTTAATTTTCTTAATAATAGGATGTAAAGGATTTATTTCTAAAACTCTTTTATTTAACATACCATTAGTATTATTAGTTTGTCCTAATGTTTGTGATTTAATTATTTTCTCCATATTAGCTGAAAATCCATTTTCAGGTGAAGAAACAATACAAGGTAATTCTGCAACTTTATTTGTAATTTTAACATCACTAAAATTAGTATAAGTGCGTTTAATATAATCGCAAAGTGTGTTATAATCTTCTTTTTGTTTTTTCATTAATTCTTTATCGGCATCTGTAGTATTGGGTAATTCAATATCTCCTTTAGTGATACAAGTTAAAGTGCATTCTTTATATTGCATAAGTCTTTGACACATATATTCATCAACAGGGTCGGTCATAAATAGAACATCAAGATCATTTTTCTTAAAGCGATCTAAGAATGGAGATGTTTTAAGTATATCCATATTATCACCAGAGATATAATATATATGTTTTTGATTTTCGTTCATTGCGGTGATATAATCATCAAATGTGATCATTTTATCGGGTGAATTAGCAGAATAAAACATTAAAAGATCTGATACTCGTTCGCGATCTCCGCTTTCTTCATAAACTCCAAGTTTAATATTTTTCTGATAAGTTTTATAGATTTTAAGATAATTATCCATATCATTCATAGCGGATTTTAACATATCAATACTTTTCTTAACCACTGCTTTCTTAATAACTTTAATAACTTTATTTTCTTGTAAAATTTCACGTGAAACATTGAGAGGTAGATCATCAGTATCGATAACACCTGAAATGAAATGAAGCCATTCAGGACATAATACTGCGCTATTATCACTAACAAAAACTTTACGAACATATAATTTAATATTATTTTGTTTTACACCTCTTTCAAATACATTATTCTTAATTTTTTTAGGTAAATATAAAATACCTTTATATTCTATTTGTCCTTCACCACTAATATGTTTATATGTATAAGGTTTTTCATTATCATTTGATAATGATTTATAAAATCCATTATAATCATCTTCAGTAATTTCATTACTTGATTGTGTCCAAATTGGTTTAGTTTCATTTATTAATTGAAATTCTTTGATTGTTTCCGTAATTTTCTTCATTTTCTTAGGTTTTTCTTCAACATCTTCAATTGTAACATCATTTAAATTTGATGAATCAATATTAGAAGAACCTTCGGTAACTGAAACATCTTCTTCTAAAGAAGCTTCTTCATCTTCAACTTCTTTTGTTTCTTCTTTTTTTATAAAAACCTTTATAGGATAATTAATATATTGTGAATGTTCTTTAACAATATCTTTTAATTTATTAATATCAGTATATTTATCTGTAACTTCATCTAATAAAGAACATTTGATAATAGTTCCTTGTGTAAGATTATAATCAGGATGAATATGTTCTTTAAGATTATCTTGAGTGAGTTCTTCAATAACATATTGTCCTCCAGCATCGGAAGTCCATTTAAAATATCCTGAATCTGCTTTTTTTGTAATAATAGAAATTTCGTTTGATACTAAGAATCCTGAATAAAAACCTACACCAAATTGACCAATTAAGTTGCTATCTTTAACTTTTTCCATAAATGCTTTAGTTCCTGAATTAGCAATTGTTCCAATATTTTTAATAAGTTCTTCTTTATTCATACCAATACCAGTGTCGATAATATGAAGTGTTTTTTTTTCTTTATCAGGTAGAAGTGTAATACAATTATCTACTTTATTTTCGGGTTTGTTAATAATACAAAAGTGATTATATTTATCTATACTATCACTAGCATTTGAAATAAGTTCTCTTAAAAATATATCTTTATTAGAATAAAAATTATTAATAATAAGTTTTAAAAGTGCTGAAATATCAGTATCAAATGAAAAGGTTTCAGCCATCTTAGTTGTATTTAATTGTTTTAATTAAGTTTTTATATAGTTTAATTAAATAAAGGTTTATTTGTATATAATTTATTTATATATCAAAATATTAATTATTTTAAATATAAATACTTAAATATTTTTTAATTGTATTTATTTTTTTCGACTAATGTAATAAATGTCTTATATTGCAGAAGGAACTTATGGTTGTGTATTTACACCACCATTAAAATGTAAAAAAAAAACAAATAAATCACAAATTGGTAAAATATTTCAAAATAAAGCTACAATGGAAGAAGAAAAAGAATTAGCAGAGCAAATACATAAATTAGATAAAGAAGGTAAATGGTCTGTTCGTTATTTTGGTGATTGTATTGTTAACATACAAAATATTGAAGAAAATGATGATATTAATAAATGTAATTTAATTGATTTAAAAGAAGCAACTAATATTCATCAATTAATTTATAATAATGGAGGAATAGATTTAGTTAAATTAATT